TAGGACCATCCATGCAAGACCTGCCAACGGAGCAGGTCAAGCAAGGATCGCCTGCTCAGCAGGGGCTGTTGGATTCCGGGTTTGGGGAAACCCTTGAACCAAAAAAAAAGAATAAAACCAAGGGTAGAAATGAGGGTAAAAAGCGCCCTGACTACACCCTTGAGTTTGAAGCCTTCTGGCGGGTCTATCAGTCGCTTCCGGTGAAGGCGGCGAAGCAGTCCAAGCCCTTGGCCCTAGCCGCTTGGATCGAGGCCACCGCCCACTGTCCCGCTGAAGACCTGCAGCGGGCCGTGCAGGCGCAGCTGGACGTGCAGGAGCGCGAACTGCGCACCGAGCGTGCGTTCACTGTGGCCATGCCTGATGCGTTTCGCTGGCTAAGAGACGAGTGCTACCTAGCCCTACTGGAGCGGCACGAGCCTGCGCAGTCCTCCAAGCCCTCGTGGATGCTCTGACATGAAGCTCTACGAACCTCAGGCGGCCAACCATTTCGTGTTTGCCACCGTGTCCATTGCCGCCCGCGAAGGCACGCCGCCGGACTACAAGGCCATCGCGGCCCAGTCCATTGACGCTGCCCTGAACCAGCTGGATGCCTCGCGGCTGCGCAGCGCCTATCCCTACCCGCTCGGTCGCTACGACGAGTTCGGCCGCTACTGCACCTACACGCCGCCGGTGGAAGGCGTCACGCCAGGACGTTTTGTCCTGCATCCCTTGGCCGAGGAAGAGCACAAGCGGGAGCGGATGCACGCATGGCACTAAAACCTGTCAGCTCGGCACTGGCTGCCCGCAAGCTGCTGCAGCGCCTGGTCGATTCCGGTCGCTGCCAGCTGGAGCACTTCGACTACCCGACCGTTGCTCACTGCAACCCTTCGACCTACCGCAACCTGCTGCGCGACCCCGAGCCTGAAGAGGCGGTTGCCATCAGTGACCCGCGTGATTTCATCCCAGCGACCGGGCCGACACCAGCTGAAGCCCCAGAGCTGCCGTTGACCTTGGAGCAGCCGCTCACGGAGGCGCCATGGTGACGCAACTCGCTCTCTTGCCGCTAGCCCTTGTTCTTAGGGCTCTCTAGTGCTAGCTTTTGCGTGGCGGGTTCAGACCGGTGTACCAGCACCGCGAACCCTCACCTACGACTGTCCTCTCTCGTCCAGCCACAGGCTGGTCCCAGTTTCACATGGCTTCTGCTGTTGCGTCCTCGGTTGTCATCACACCGCCGGACATTCGCGTCATCCAGCTGCAAATTGAAGGCGCTTCGCCGCTGGTGATCAACAAGTTTTCGGCGAAAGCCAAGGAAATGATGATGGCCACTCAGATGGCCGGCTCTACGGCCAAATCCAAAAAGGCCCGCGAGGCCAAAGATTTCGAGACTCTGTTCAACGGGGCGCGGCACGTCAGCAGCGACGGATGGGACGGCATCCATGCCGCCTCGTTTCGCAATGCCGCCATCAGCGCTTGTCGTGCCGCAGGTTTTGTGATGACCAAAGCCAAGCTGGCCATCTTCATTGAGCCTGACGGCTTTGATGCCGACGACATGACCCCCCTGGTGCGCATCACCAAAGGTGAGCCGCAGATGGTCGTCAGCCCCTGCCGCAACGCATCGGGCGTGATTGACCTGCGCCCTCGGCCCACCTATTTCCCCTGGGGCGCCGATCTGCGCATCAAGTATGACGCTGGCATTCTCACTGAGACTGATGTCGTCAATCTCATGGCTCGTGTTGGCCTGCAGGTTGGCATCGGTGAAGGTCGCCCGGACAGCAAACAATCTGCTGGCGTCGGCAACGGCCTCTTTAACCTCGTTTGATCATGTCTAACAACCATTACGAATGGGCGGGCTCTGCCCGCTACAACGCTGATCCACAGGCCGTCGGCCAAGAGCTGGAGCGCATACGCACCCGAGACGGTGGCATCACTGTTGAGGCGATGCTGGAAGAGGCGCGGCCGGATGATGCGCCATTGCATCCTCTCTGCACTTGGGACGATGAAGTGGCCGGTGAAAAGTGGCGCAAGCATGAGCTGCGCCAAGTGCCACGCTCGCTGCGAGTCATCATCAAAGAGCGAGAAAGCAGGCCGGCCTATGTCCACATTCAGCCAGTGGCCGGTGGCCAGCCCGGCTACTACCAGGACGCCAAGGTTGCCATCGCCAACATTGATGAATACGAGCTGGCCTTCAAGTCGGCGTATCAACGCCTGACACAAGCTCAGACGGCGCTGGCTGATTTGGAGCGTGTGGCCAAAGGCGGCAGCTCACATCGCGATCGAGAGCGCCGCGCCTTGCTCAAGCAAGTGGAGCAGGCATTGTCCTTGGCCAATGCTGCGCTGCAACAAGCCGCGTGATTCCTTCAGGCACGGCATGGAATCGCAGGCGTGGCACGGCACGGCGGGGCGAGGCCTGGCCCGGCCTGGCATGGAATCGCAGGCCTGGCCTGGCCTGGCTGGGCGAGGCTGGGCATGGCATGGCACCGCAGGCGTGGCGCGGCAAGGCGGGGCAAGGCGGGGCGCGGCACGGCGTGGCACGGCAGGCAGGGCGAGGACCGACTAGGCGATGAATGACACGGCAACGCAGGCGTGGCATGGCTGGGCGTGGCCAGGCCTGGCCCGGCTAGGCAGGGCTTGGCATAGCAACGCAGGCACTACACACACAACGCATGACCTGGCTCAACCCCCTCCCTATCACCCGCGACGAGGCGCACGTCTACCGCCTGGCCGATGGCCACGTCTTCCCTACCTCCGTCACCGCCCTGATCTCTGCGGTCACCAAGACCCCCTCCCAAATGGAGGCGATCATGGCCAGCCGTCACATCTGGGAACCACGCGGCAACACCATTCACCAGACACTGGAAGCCATGGCCCACCAGCGCTGGAACCCTTCGCCGCCTGATTTCCAGCCACCTGATCCAACCGACTACACCGCCTGGATCGACCCGCTCCTGGCCCACCCGCTCTGGGATCAAGTGCAGGTCATCGGCGCTGAAGTGATGGCCTACAGCCTGCGCCGCAACGTGGCCGGCACCGCTGACCTCGTGCTCAAGTTCCCTGACGGCACCTATGCCGTGGCTGACCTCAAGACACAAGGCAGCGCGGGCAGCAGCGCCTATGACACCAGGCCCCAGCTCGGCGCCGGTGTCGAAATGATCGGCGATCACTACGGCCTGTTCTTCTCGCGTTGCCTCACGCTCTGGTCCAAACCCGGCAGCCTCACCATCCAGACCCACACCGCAGACGAATGCCTGCAGGCTTGGCTGGATGCGTGCGAGCTCTACGTCGAGCGCTTCAGGCCGTTCTAGCCGCTGATTAGCCGCGCCTAGCTCCCTCTCCCTTCATCCCATGGCACCATTGGCCTGCCGGGATGGTCCGAATACAACACCCTCACGGGGAATCAGGACAGGGCATGCGGCCCATCGGAATCCCGGCACCCTCTTCCCTAGTCAGCCCTTGACGGCTGCACTGGGCTAGCCTATTGTCTGAACACGGGGGCGACCCCACCGCATACCAGCCATGCAGCATCCGCTCTGCACCGTCCTGCCCGATACCCCGCCCAGTCAGCGGGAGGCAGAACGTGTGACCTTCGTCAATGCCCTGCGCTCCGATTGGAGTCATCAGCACGACGCTGGTGACTTGCACGACGCCTTCCAGGCAGACGGCATCCCCTACACCGTGCAGCTGACCCCGCCGAAGCCTGAACCCCAGTGGTGCGGCAACGACGCGCACGACGACCTGCTCACCCCCTGGCAACGTAATTCCACACTGTCATGACTAGCACTAACGAGCTGCAAGCCCTGCTCAAGCAGGCCGTCCACGACGACTACCACGAAGAGCCCGCTGTCGAGTTCCTCCAAGACCACGGCATCTGCTACTTCAGCCACAGCCGTCAGTACCTGATCGAACTCGCCTATCGCAACGGCTGGAGGCCCGCGTCATGACCTTCCTCCTTACCTACGTGCCAGCCCTTGAGCGTTGCGCGACCAGCGAGATCACGCCCATCAGCGAAATGCTCTGCGCCGATGCGTCCTGGTCCCCCGAGCAGGTATCCGCCGCCTTCCTTCGTCATCACCCCGGCATCGAACTGATCGCCTGCACCCAGCAGCCATGAGCTACGCCATCCAATCCCTCACCGCTACCGGTTGGTCCTCCACCTTTCCCCTCCTCGATACACCCCTCAACCCCGACGCCAATGTCTTCCAACAGCAAGAGCAGGCAACACGTCTCGCTGCCGACCTTCATGACCTCTGGCCCGACGCGCTCTTCCGCGTCATCCGCGTTGACGACGACTGAGCCCACGCTTCCAACCTTCTCCCATCGCCCAAACCGTCATGCCCGCCGCACGCACCGCCAAGCCCGTCGCAGCTTCCTCAGCCGCCTCGCTGATGCCATCCTCTTCCTCTGGTCCTGCCTGCTCATCGCTGGAATCATCATCCTTGCCCTCACTTGAGGCCACACTGAATGAGTTGACGGAGCTGGCCCACAGTGAAAAGGCCCTTCAAGCGCGACGACAAGAACTCCTTGACGCGCTGGATCAACTGGTGGAAGCAGGTGAGGCAGAAGAGGCAATGGAATGGAACGACTGCGAAATCACCCGCCGTTGCCGCAAGTCCTACACCTACCCTGAGCGCATCCTTGATCAGCGCCAACAGCTCAAGGCCGCAGAGCAGCTCGCCGTTGCTTTAGGCGAGGTCGAAACGACGATCAAGCACTTCTGGGAGGTGCGTGGGGCATGACCAGCATCACTGAACACGTCCTGTTCAATAGCCTCAGCAATGGCACACACTTGCGCATCACCACACGTCAGGGCCTAGCCCCAGGCATCACCTTGGTGCGTTTCCTGAAGACCACGCCAAGGCGCAAGCTGCTTGATCAGATCGCTGAATGGGGGCCAGCCGGCTGGGCCTCCAATCGCTGGGTGCCGCGCCCGCCAGCCGTACCCGAGAACATTATCCGCCAGGTTGAGGCGCTGCTTTCGTGATGTCTTTACTTGATCTGGCTGCTGATGATGGCAACTGCCTTTCTGGCGATCGGCAATCATCCCTGGCTGGCGCTAATGGCCATGGTCATGGCCTTTGTCGTGAGGTGCTGCTGTGATTGAACTCTCCCCCGCCGCGCAGGCGGTGCTGGATGCGTTCCTTGGTGACGCAGAAAACACTGGTCTGCAAATAGATGACATGCGTGAAAACATCGCCGCCGCCCTGAGAGCTGCTGCCGATCAGGTGGTGCCGAAGCCAGACGACATCGACAAGGGATCGCTATCACTTGCCGCCATTCGCAATCGTTGCAAAGTGCGCGATCAACTACTCGCCATCGCCGCCGAGCTGGAGGGTGGCGATGACTGACACCCTGCTCACCATCACCCTCCTGCTCGCCCTAGGCGCAGCGGTTGAGCTGTGCATCAAGGTGACCTTCGTGCGCCTGCTGCCCTTGCTGCTGAGGTTGCCGTTTAGCCAGAAGGGCAACTTGTGATTACCTTCACCGTCGCCGGCATGGCACCGCAACCGCAGGGCAGCAAACGCCACGTAGGCAACGGTGTGATGGTCGAATCCTGCAAGAACCTCAAGCCCTGGCGTTACCTCGTCCAGCAGGCCGCCATTGCCGTCAATCACCCCACCATCACCGGCCCCGTCTCCCTCTCCTGCGTCTTCCTCTTCCCACGTCCCAAGTCGCACTACACCGCCAAAGGCACCCTCAAGCCCTCAGCGCCAACCTTTCACAGCGTCAAACCCGATGGCAGCAAATGCCTCCGCTCTACTGAAGATGCTTTGGTTGATGCTGGCCTCCTACAAGACGACGCACGCATCGCCATCTCCTCATTCACCAAGCGCTACACCGTCGCCGCAGAGCACCCCGGCGCCCTCATCACCATCATCCCCCTCGCGGCAACCTAACCACAACGCCACGACCATGGAACCATGGAGCATCGTCGCTAATCACCCCTTCGATGGGGATCCCTTCGGCCTGGTCATTGATCTGCCCGAGCTGACCATGGCCGATGCTGAGCACGTCGCCATCAACCTCCTCGGCTCCTTTCAGCTGACCGGCGCCTACGTTCCCTCTTCCCTGGCTCATCCCCTGCAGGGGCAGTACCTCTTCCTCTACCGCGTTGCGCCAGAGCGCATCAACCGCATGGCCACCGTTTGGGCTGAAAACTTGGATGATGCCGAGCTGCGTCTCAACATCCTCGCGGCTGACGGCATCCTCCTGATGCCCGCTTCCGGTTAAACTCCGGCCATGGCAAAGAAGAGCACCAACGTAGAAATTGACGAGCGGGTCAACGCTGTCTACGACCTGCTACTTCGTGCGCACAGCCGTACTCAAATCGTTCGCCACTGTTCGGAATCCTGGAACGTCGGAGAACGTCAGGCCGAGAATTACATCTCACGCGCACGCCAGTTGATGCAACTGGACGCCGAGCTAGAGCGCCCGCAATGGCTAGCTGCTGCCATTGCCCGCCTCGTTGAATACGAGCGCCGCGCCTCAGAAGCCAACCAGCTCAGCGTGGCCCTGAAAGCTTTGGAAGACCAGGCACGCCTGCTGCGCTTTGAGATGAGCTGATGCCCAGCCTGCTGGACGGCATCACCACTCACTCTGGCCTGCTTGACTTTCTCAACCCAGAGATTGACTCGTCAACGCCATCAGCGGCTGATGCCCTAGCCCGTGTCCGCGCCAGTCTCCTGCCCCATCAACTCGCCTTCTGCGATGACATCACCCACCGCAAGCTGGGCCTGGTCTGCGGCTTCGGTGCTGGCAAAACGCACGGCCTAGTCGCCAAGGCCGTCACCCTGGCCGCGCAGAACATCGGCTATGCCTCAGCCCTGTTTGAACCCGTCGCGCCCATGCTGCGCGACATCCTGGAGCGCACCTTTGACGACCTGCTGACCGAGTGGGAAATCCCTTTCACCTTCCGCGTCAGCCCGCTGCCTGAATACACCCTCACCTTTGCCGAGGGGCAGCACACGATTCTGCTGCGCACCATGGAAACCTGGAACCGCATCCGGGGTCAGAACCTTTGCGCCATCGGCTTTGACGAGGCCGACACCGCCCCGCAACGTGTCGCCGAAAACGCAGCCCGCATGGCCTTGGCCCGTCTGCGTGCTGGCCACGTCCGCCAGTTCTATGCCGCCACCACACCGGAGGGCTTCGGCTGGGCCTACCAAACCTTCAAGCGCGATGCCAAAGACGACACGCGCCTGATTCAGGCCCGCACCGCAGACAACCCGCACCTGCC